CGGTTACTGCGTATTAACCCCCGGCGTTACTTCATTGCGTCGGGGGTTTCTCTTTTAATCATGTATTCCAAATTCACAATCCCCCCATTGGTCGAAATCCGCCCCGTCATAACTTAACGGGTAACGTCCCGGTTCCGGGCAATCCGTCCAACATTCCCGACGTGCATTATTTACGGCGACCCGTTCCGGGTTATATCCGGGTTTATTCTTTTCCCTCAATTTGGCGGCGCAACTCTTACAACAACAACGTCCCCAACCCCGGCGTAAATTCCGGGTATCGGCGTTATATTCTTTGCCGCAATTATCGCAATTTCTTTTTATCATTGCCATATATCAACCCTTTGTAAATCCTTTAAATGCGACGTGGTAAACGTCGTATTGTTTCCCGGTAACATAAAACTCAATCATACGTTCCGGGTTCCCGGTGTCGTTTATCGCAATGGTTGGGTATGGTTCCCCCGGCAATTGGTTATAATCGCTTTCAATATCCCGCAATCCCTCCGGGAAATCCGAACGGTCGGCGGAAAAATACCGGGTTAAACTTTCTTTTATCCGGTTCAACATTTCGTCCCCGTTTGGCTCAAAATACGCTTTTATCTTTTCTTGTTTTCTTAATGCAAATCGCATAGGTATTTGTTTTAATAGGTTCTTAATTCCCCGTCCATCGGTAACGGTGCGCCCGGTAAACCAACCGGAATACGGGTATAATGTAACCGGGGAACCCCGGAAAATAAATTGTAAGGTCGTGGCGTTTACCTCCGTAACCGGATAACCCAACGCCTCCAACCGGGTACGGGCGTAATCGACCCGCCCCGGCTGCAATTCTTGTTGTCGCTCTCTGTTACGGCTCATTATACGCCCTCCGTAATTACTTTGCAATACTTATAATATTGGTCGTGTCGGCTCTCAACTCGGCACATCAACCTAATATCGTTGCCGTCTAACAATAGGTTCAACACATCGCCGGGATTGTGCCGGGTATATAAGAGAAATAACCCGCCGTTCGCCTTTTGGATAATATCGTACATCGCTTGCGATAACCGATAACGTTTTACTTTATTCATCTTTTGCGGCTTTTAGATAGTTATTATAACACGTTTTCCCAACCGGAAAACAACCCTGCGAATTATCGCCCAAATCAACGTCGCAATCTGTAATAAAACCGTCGATTGCCAATTGTACAAACTTTTGCGTTGCGGGCTTTGTAAGTCGTCCACAAATCAAACAACTTTCCGTATGTTCGTTGTGGGTTTCCATATACGCCCAATATCCCGCCGACGTTCTCAATACGTCCAAATCTGCCTTTTTCATCGCTCTAAATGGTTAAACCGGGGTTATTCCCCGGTTGGTTTGTAATCAATGAATTGTACGCCGTTTCTGCCCTGTTTGGGGTCGTGTATTCCAAAGTAACCCCCATTACCTCCAAAGGACGAAAAGCCGCCATTGCGGAACATAAACCGCCCCTTATCGTCGAACTCCAAAACGTAATAATCGTTTTCTTTGTCGTATGAAATCCCAGTTACGGTTTTCGTCTTTACTTTGTCGTTCAACCAAACATCAACCCGACGACCGACCGCCGACAAATATAAATCAACGCCCCGTTCAATTGCGGCGTCCGTTTCTGCCATTCGCCCGGCATAATCGCCGTTAAACATTTCGTTCAATTTTTCCAATTGCTCGGCGTTCATAAATGATAAATCAATTTTCAATGCCGCCCGTTCCATTATTTCCGCTTTTGTAATCATATCTTTTTAAGTTGTGCCGGGGGAAGACCCCCCGGCGGGTTATTACTTTTTATTTGCAAAATATTTATCCCGTGCCTCTCTGCATAATTCCAACGACGGCTTTACACATGAAAACAACGTGCCGTCCTCGGCTCTATAATCGTATTGAAAAAACACGGTTCCACGTTGTTCCCTACCCATTGCCGTAAATGTTTCGTAATGTTCGGTTCCTTTGGGGCATTGGCTTACGCCGTTAATATCTGTTTTCATATCCGGTTATTTTTTTATTTCATAAATACTCAATGAATTTTCACATAACACCAAAGTTGGGAACTTAGTTTTATTCAGATAACAAAGGTTATCCAAATCCGCCCGGCTTGTATAAAACCACAACCCAAACTTTTTGCCAATAAAATACAAATCATTAACCCCGGTTTATCGGTACTTTTCATTCATTAATTGTTGACTATAAACAATACTTGAAAACTCAACTTTTCCGTCCAACTTGTTTGCGATTTCGGCAATGTCCGCCGCTTGTGTTCTTTTCTTTTCCATGATTGAAAATTTATATTGTTCCGGGGAAAACGCCCCGTCGTTGTTTACTGATAATAGAAAGTGATTTTAACGCCTCGGCGCAATTTGCAAACCTCTTTGTCGCCGTAACAATTGAAAGCACGTTTTAACAAGCGATTGACTAACTTAATGTCGCCGACAATCTTTATTAAACCGGACACGCCAACCAATACATTAACCTTTTTGCCGTTTACAATTCCGTTTACCTTGATTTTGAAATTGCGGTTAATCTCTTTTGTTGTGTAATCTAATCCGTTATAAATGCTTTGAGTATTCATATTGTTTCGCTCTCTATTTTCCGGGAAAACGCCCGGTCGTTCTTGTTTGATGATGCAAATATACAACCTTTATTTTAATTACCAAAGGTTTCATCTTTTATTTTCGTGTTTTCCTATAAAATATTTCGTTTTTGGTTCCAAAAGAGTTATTTTCTTGGAATTTTCGATTTAAGCAACTTTTGCAAGCGGGACGGGTAAATTATCCACTTTGAAATAAAATGCCCGGAAACGGGCTAAAAATGGCTCAATAAAAAAGGGGTTGCAACGCCTTGTTACAACCCCCGGTTTATTACTTTTCTATGGTTACGAACTCAACCCCCAATATTCGGGTCGCCGGGTTCTTGCTTACAACGTCAATTTCCCGGTTCTTAATCTTTCGGGTTTTCCAAAGGAACCCCCAAAAGCGTTTATATTGCACCGTTTCCGCTATTAACAGACTATCCCGGTTTATGTGCATCCCGGTAAATACCCCGGCGGGCGTCGTGCATCCGTGCAACTCAAACCACGGTTCCACAATATCAATACAACGTAATACGGTCGTAACCGTGTCGCCGGGTAAATATACAATACTATCCCGGACGTTCGCCCGCAATTCGTTAATCGTTTCCATTTGCGCCGTCGTAACCCTTTGTAAATCCCGGTTTTTTGTCTGCAACGATTTGATTAACGCCGCATCATCCGCCCGGTACTTTTTATATTCGGATAATTTCAACTCCAAATTTCCAACCTTTGCGGCATTCAAACTATCCTTTGTTTGATAGGTTCGGACGTCCTGCAACAACGTTTCGGTATTGCTCCGGTATTTGTCCCGTTCGACGGTCAAATTATTAATGCGCTTTTGTTGGAACCAAAAGGCGGCGGCAACCGCCATAATGATTGCCGCCAATATTATATACTTTTTCATGCGTTTGCCGTGTAAATGATTAACGAACTATTCGGCGTTTTGCTCAATGTTAAAACGTAATGTCCGCCCGCCATTTCAACCGTACTATTTATTTCGTCCTCGTTAATCTCCAATTGTGCAAAGGAAATTACGACGCCCGAAATATATACTTTTGGTATGTTGTGCAACGGGTCGGCGTTTACGGCGTCAATAAATGCGTCTATTTCCGCCTGTGGGTTCGTTACGTTTTTCGTATTTTCTTGGTTGTCCTCAACCGTAACCGTAAAAACGTCCTCGCAATCTGCAATAATAGCGGATAACAACGGGGCAATACTAATTCCCGCTTGGTTCCCTTGATTGGCAACCAATTGTTCCAAATACTCCTTTTTGTCTTTCTTTGTCATAATGGTACAAAATTAAATGTTACTATATTCAATTGCCGCATTAAAACACGGGCATTCTTTTATAAACTCCCACGGTTCAATTATACCGTCGCCGTTCAAATCCGGGGAATAATCCCGGTGTCCCTTAATCGTTGCGTCCGGGAACATAACAACTAATCGGGATAATAACCATATTAACGCCTCCTTTTGTTCCGGGGTGCGTGTGTCGGCGGCTTTGCCGTTGGCATCCAATCCGCCAACGTAACAAATACCAATAGAACGGGAATTTTGCCCGGAAACGTGCGCCCCAATCTCGGAAAGATAACGCCCGGTTTCAATCGTCCCGTCCGGCAATACAACAAAATGATAACCGCAAATTCGCCCGCTTTGGGGTTGCTTCTTAAATCCCCGTTCTTTGTGCCAACCGTCGATAACATCAACGTTGACTTTTGCGCCCGGCTTGGTTGCGGTGCAATGTACAATCAAATCCGTAATCGTCCGGGTCGTTTTTTGCCCCTCCAAATACTTTAAAATCTCTGTTTGGTTCATTGTTCGCCCTCCTTTTCCTTATCGTTAATAATATCGCTATCGTGTTCCCGTTGGTATCTCTCAATTATCGGTTGCCAATATCCCGGCAATACCCGTGTAAACTCCAACCGGATAACGTGATAAATAATACGCAACGCAACCTTTGTGGGATATGCTTTAATAAGGTTGCGGAATGCGTTTTGCAAATACACATACATAAAAACATAAGTAAGCGATTTAATTACTACTTTGGCGGCTTCATTATCGCCACATTGCAGCATAACGGAATAAATTACGTGTATGATACCCACGTATAAAAGCAATTCCGCCAACGCATTCTTAAACTTACTGAAACGAAAGTTTTTGCAATGCCTTACGCTTACCCCATCCGCCCGCATACCCGCCCAAATATTGAAAGCAAACATTATAACCAATGCGTACATAAAACCCGCCGTTGTGGTTAAATAGGCTAAAACCGGGCTTAACGACGTGGCGAATATCATACGCCATTGTTCCCACGTAAAAAGTTTATCCATATTCTAAATGATTATGACGGGGGATTGCTCCCCCGGCTTGTTATCAAAATAATTTATTAAATGCGCTTAATAAAGTTTTTAATGCCGGAATATATGTAACTTCATCCGAAACGTCTATTGTTCCATCATGGAAAGCCAAAAAGCGGGTTTCTAATCCTTCCGTCAATGATGTACGGGCAACTGAATTGGTAATATTATTCCATGAAGCATTCAAACCGAATAAACATTTTTTTGCTAAATCAACGTTTGATAAAGTATTATAATCATCTCTATCCGCCGTTTCATCTGAAACAACAATATTATCCAAATTGTTATTACGTGTACGATATTGCATAATATTTTGTCCTGTTGTTTTATAACTTTCTCCAAAATATTTAGACGTTCCCGAAAAGAAAGAATTACCCAGAGCACTACCACTAATCATCCTACTAAATAATTCTTGCGCAAATGAACCATTAGCCATAAAACCCAAATAGTTATTTGTTTCAAATCCGCTTGCTTGTGTAATTCTAAATAACGAACCACTATTGACACATTGACCGTACCAATTAATCCCATAATTACCATTATTTGCGTTTGTATTCTTATCCGTTTTTGTAAATAAATCATAAACGGATAAATTTAATACCAAACATAAATCCGTCCTATACGGTTTTGCCGATAATACATTGTTGTTTCCATCAACTGAAAAATATCTATAATATTCTTCGTTAAAATTTAAGCCTACACCAGTTGCGCCAATAACCAACGGTTTGTTTTTTGAAAATCTATCTACCATAGGAATTGCAGCCGCCTTAAACGTTTCCGAATTTCCTATAAATGGCAACACGTATAATAATTTGTCTAACCAACCGTATTTTTTACCCGTTTCAAAAAAAGCGGTTACGGCTGTTAATTTATTCTCTGTAAATGTATAATTACATTCACTCATTGCATTTAGATATAATCCTAAATCTCTGTTTTCTACTATACCGTAGTCCGTTAATATCGGAAAATCTCCGGTAACAATTCCTTTTAAAGTTGTTAATGTTGTCATTTCTATAAATATTTAGTCATTAAAATAGTCTTGTGAATCATCTATACCCACAATATAATGCGGATAATTTGGTTTATAGGTAATTAAATTTTTATCAACCCCCCATGAACCACCCTTTAAGAAAATGCCAACATTAACCAAATTACCCATTTTTTCAAATGCTTCTGTACTCGTAACGTTAAACATTCCTTTCTCCTTTGCGTATTGCAATATTTCATATAACATATATAAGCGTGTATTGGGGCACGGCGTCCAATCACTCCAATTGTTAATACCTTTTTCCGTTGGTGGTTCTAAATAGTTATCCGGGTATTCGGTCGGATTGCGTGCCGGGTAAACCCATTCATCGGGATATGTACCACCCTCGGACACTAACGAACCCGGCAATTTATTTAACCAACATGGACGATAAGCGTGCAATGCAAAAATTACCCAACCTTTTTTACTTACTGCCTCATCAACTACTTTTTTCCATGATGCAAGCAATTCGGGTTTATAACTATTATCCGGGTCTCGCTCTCCTTTATAATTCGGTTGTTGTTCCATTGGCAAACGTACAACCGTAGTTGTTAATGGTGGTATATTTACTTGTGAAATATCTAAATTCCCAAACCCCCACGGGATATATTTATTTATCAATTTAACATTTGCATGGCTTGTTGTACCGCCCGACGTTACCCAACATTTTGTTTTAAATCCTAATTGCGTGGCTATTTCTAACCATTTCCCCCATTGATACCAAATTGGGAACGTTGGATTATACATTATAATGCTATCCGTTTCGTAATTTTTGATATATGGTTTAATATATTCGGTGGGTACTTCAACCCATTCTTTATTAGCATTAACCATATAGTTTTTGTTTTCAGAGGAAACGTAAACGCTTGTTGTGTTATTACTTGTTTCACCTGCATAGGTTGAATTTTCAAGAATTGTCATTGCTAAATCACTATCTAAACTTTCAACTAAATAATTAACATATTCATAACGTGCCGTCATTGAATGCGCCATAATTTCCCAACCTCTTTCATCTTGTAATTTCTTTGCAACTTCTCCATTTGCATTTAATTGCGGAACATTATTTGTTAAACCCGTGCGTTGACCCTCGGCGGCTAAATTCCCTCTTAATCCCAAACTTTGCAATAATGGATATAATGTTGTCAGATACCCCCCGCCATTCATCCACGAAGTCGGCGACGACGTGGGTATATTCATGTCAATTGTATCATCATCATGCACACAAAATATTGGTTCTCTATTAACTAAAGGATTACCCGGCATTACAAATTTACCTTTTTCAACTAATACGGCATTCTCAACTTGTGGTTGATAATATTTATTTTTATCAATTGCCGCCGCATTAGCCTTTGTTGTCAATTCAATCCCCCGTAAACGGATATTCAACGATTTTGAATTAAAATTAGGTATTTCAACACCGTTTTCAGTTATCAACATTATAATATTACCGTTTTCATCTTTTATTGCTTTTAATATTCCCGCAATATCTCTTATTTCCGAAACTTCATTTGAAAAACCGCCTTTATAAAATTCAACCGACCCGTCATTTTTTATATAACCTATAATTTTTTTTTCTTCATCTTTAATAATATGCAAGTAGGGCGGTATATCGTCAACCTCTTTATATACATCATCTAATCTATCTGATAATGTTTTTATTCTATTATTTGTTTCGGCTACATCCGTTGTTAAATCAAATATATCCCACGGCAATACATATCCCAACGTTGGCGACCCAGTACAACGAATATAAACCGTATTGGCGGGAATATCTGCGGCGGGAATATTTACGGTTACAATTGCGTTTCCTGCCCATTCCGGGGTAAATGCAGAAATATATTTGTAATCCTTATCATAAAATGCACATAAAGCAACTAAAGAGGTGTTTTCGTTTATTTGTCCTCTAATTTGCAAATCATCTTTCCCGGTTATGCGCAAAAAAGGTGTACAACGCCATCCCGTTGAAATTGTATTTACATTTCCATCTGTATTGCGAATATATCCAATTTCTCTAAACAAAGAACGTACCCCGTTTAATGGTACGCCAATTTCCGTGGCTACAAAATCATTGTCCGGGTCTGTGCGATAAAATACCGTTAAACGGTTTGTTACTTCAAAATTTCCAAATCCTACATAAACGCCCGGTTCAGTCGCCAAATAGAATACATTCGCTTTGCCGGATACCGGAACCGTTGACGGAATAGCCCAACCACGATATACGTAACTCCCATTTAGATACGTATTTATTTGAGAAATCACCGCATTAATATCTGCCTTTGTACTTAAATTAACCAATACGTTATATAAATCAAATGGTATAACGTAATTATCGGTTACGGTTCTTAATCCCGAACAACGGATATAAACTGTATTTTCCGGGATTTGATTAGCGGGAATCGTAGCGGTTCGGGTTCCATCTGCTGCCCCTCCGGGTTGCCATACTGATATAAATTTATAATCACTATCATAGAAAGCACAAAACGCCATCAAATTAGTAACGCCCTCATAGGCTTTAATTTGCAAATCTTTTGTTCTGTCAATTGGCAAAAATGGCGTATTCGTAAAATTTGACGACGGCGTATTGATATTGCCGTTGTCTTTACGAACATATCCAACCCCTAAAAACAAATTCGGCACACCATTTAAAGCGATACCGATATTTTGCGACTTCCAAACGCCCGTTTCGTTCGTAAATACAACCATTTCATTAACAATTGTTGTTCCGTCGAAATTGTTATAAACGCCACGGGTTCCGGCAATGTAAAAAACGTTTTGGTCGGGCGAACCCGGCACGGTGTCCGGCGTTGCAACCCCGGCAAACGTTGAATCATTACCCACATTGCTAACAATCGTTGTTAGCGTGTTTTGCAGCAAATCGCCCGTTATCTCATTGTTCCCGTTCTGCTTGATAACGGCGGCGATTGCGGCTTTTAATTGTTCATAATTTCCCATACTTAAATAAATTACTGATTATTGAAATCGTTATTGAAATCGTTATTGAAATCTCCATTTGTTCCCGACGGGATAACCCCCCGTCCGATTTTCTTAACAACCGTTGCGCATTCAAATTCACATTCAACGGATGCTAAATTGCCCTGCGTTTGCCATTTGGGGGTAATTAGAAACGTGTCGCAATCGTATTTCCTGCCTTGACTGTAAACCGTTACAAAATCGCTCATGCGGATTAACCGCATTACATCGCAAAGGTATTCGGGGGCTAAAAAGATAAACCGAAACGTTTTTTCCGATATTTGTTTTTCCGGGAAAAAATACCCGTCCCGTTCTTCGCCCTCTTCCTCAAATTTATATTCCGGTTTCCCCAATTCGGCACAAACATAAACCCGGTTTTTAAATTGCGCAACGTCGTACACTATTTGCCCGCCGTCAACCTCCATATTTTCGGCGTCGCTCCATTCTATACACAAATAACCGTCCATCCCATTAACCCACGTAAATACGTCCGAATAATAAGTTTGTACGCCGTCATTGATTGCAATCATATAACGACCCTCCGTTGCTTCATCCAAAGCCATTAATAAGTTACCGGGGTATAATATAACGTCATAACCGTATGATTGATTACGGACGATTTGCAACCCGGTTTCTTTCATCGGTTGGGTTATGTCTGCAATCCTTTTTGTCATTTTGTAATTGTACAATCGAACCCATGCAATTTGGTTGCTCCGGGTCGGTCGTATAATTTGAAAAGGCAATATCTTATTCAACGGCGTAAACAACGGGTAAACGTCGCCATACGCATACGATTTTTTATAATCTTGGTATTGTACGCCCTCGTAAAACGGCAATACGGACAAATTATTATTCGGTGTCATACTTCAAAGTTGTTTTAATTGAACGACTATGCAAATTTACGCTTAATTTATCAACTTGACCGTTACCGATATAAGTTTTTATTAGTTGCATCGGGTTTGGGTCGTCGATTGCCGGAAAACTAAACGTTTGCTTTTTCTTTCTCTCAATACCGTATGCGTAAACCTCGGAACCGTTTATTGATACACGACGGGCGGGCAAATCATATAACCAATACGGCGATTGCAGATTAATAAACGCCAAATATCCGTTTTGCAAAAAGTATTCGACGCCGTTAATTGTTTGGCGGGTAAATGGTAATATCCATTGTGACCCGGACGTTGGCGGAACGGCGGCAAACAAGGCGAACCCGTCGGAACTCATGTTGCCGGGGTTTAATAACATCATATCAATATCGGACGTGAAATTTGATATATTAATTTCCTCAACCTTTCCCGGCGTTACATACTTACTAATTACTTGTATCGGCAATCCCTCAAAAGCCGCCGTAACGTCGTCCATCCATTCAAATTGGTAACGTTCCGGCAAATCGACCTTATCAAACGAATATTCCGACGTATTGAACGCCCACGGTTTCCCGTTACGCAAATTCAATTCCTTTGTCAAATCGTGGCTTAATATAGCCCCCCCGGAATAGGAACCGCCATTGCGGAAATATTGGATATGCTCAATTTTAAATTTGCCGTCCTCAATAAACCAATAGCATTTGAAACAATCCCGTAACATATTGGTAAATTGTTGTAAGGTCGTCGGGGCTTTTTGTGCGGGTTGCTGATATTCGCCGTTTATAATGTTCGTTTTCTGCGATACAAGTAACCGGAAATTTAACCCGGATATTGGATTATTTCCGCCGTATAAAAATTGGCTATATTCCGCCGTTGCTGCGTGGGTTACATCCGGGGCAATCTGTTTAAGCAAAACCGATATACAGGACGCAACCGGGAACGCATCCCGTAACGTGTACGCCTTTCGTGCTTTTTCTTCTAATATCCAATCCATCAAATAAAACCCAAACCACAACGACGCATAACGCCACGTTGACCGGGCGATTGGATAAAACGTTTGTCCGTAAATTGAATAAGGCGGCGCAAAATACTTTCCGTTGTCTGCTAATCCCCACTCGGTCGGCGTATCGGAAAAGTTGTTTGATATAAACGCCACGTCGATTGCGTAACCGATTGCCCGGCGATAATTACGGTTGTTATCTACAATATCATCGGACGGTAACGGGTATGTATCTAAATCGTTTATCTTTTCCACATCGCACAAATACCGGGCGTAAATATTATAACTTTTCATATCGGCGTGCATTACTCCGGTTGCCCCGGAACCCTCAACCGCTTGCAAATCGAATTGTAATGTATCAAACGGTTCTCGCGTTATTTTCTGATAACGAAACATTGCCGTATCATCCGAACGGCGGCGTATCTCAACCAATGCGACCCCAAACGGCAATCCGTCAATACGTTGTTGCGAAATATAGATATAATAATTAACGTTTAATTCCGGGTACAAATTCCCTGTAAATACGTCCGCACTCGCACCCGTCGCCATACGCCCGGAATACAACCCGGATATTACCGCCGGGGAACCCTCCGACGTTATTTGTATTTCCTTTAGGATATTACACAAAGCAAAATGATACGTCCTAACTAATGCGTTTTGGTCGGTCGTTTCGTTTGCGTCTTGCTCCCAATTCGTACCGCCCAAAAAACAGGAAACGACCGTATCGCCCGGAACATATATTTGAATTAACGGGCGTTTGTTTATGGTTATACGCTGAATTGTCGGGGCTAATGTTATTAGATTGTATTCTTTTTCCAAACCCGCCAATACGTCGTTATATTCGTCTATTACGTCCGGTTGTACGGTAACTTTTTTATCATAGTCAATAAACGTACAATCGGTTTTCATAAATTTGCCTTGATAATATTGCGACCATGTACGCCCCCCGTCGTTGCTCTTTTCAATACTATACAAAAATTCATTATCGAATGGTTGATTATTGATATAATCGTAATCATCCCGGATAAACGACAATTTACCGGACAATTTCGCCCGGTAAAATCGTTGGTTCGTTTCTAACTCATATTCCTTTGCCAAATCATCCTTATATACCGGTGTTGCTTTGCGCCCAAAAACTAAATTTTGGGCGGTTTCCGTTCCTAAACGCACATAGGCGGTTCCGTCATTGTATCGTGTTTTATAAACAACAAAGCGCAAATAATATGCGTTGCTTGGAATAGCGACGGAACCCGTTGTTACGCCAATAAAACTACTTACAAAGTTTTTGTTGCTGTCATAAAAAACACCTCGTTCAATCCCCGGACTAATGTATAAAACACGTGGGTAAACACTATTAACCGAAATATAATTTGTACTATAATAACGGTTTTGCACCCTATCGTCGGACGTAATAGGTACGCCCGTATTACCATGTAAAATTCCGGTTTTTAAAAATACGTCCGCAAATGAATGTCTATAAATTGGGTTCATATCATTTCTTTATTTTACGTGTCAAATTCTTGTAAACCTCAATAACATTGCCGTTGCCATCGACGTAACGACGGCGGCGGTTTTGTTCCTTAATCTCTCTTACATCGTCTTTTAAATCCCGCAAATCCGGTGCGTTGTTTTGTTGAACCATTACATTAACGCCGTCGGTATTGTAGGCATTAAGGTACTTTTGGGGGAATGTTCCCCGGTTCAAACTATTTATTACGTCCGGGATTAAACGACGGAAACGGCGGGAATTTCGTTTATTGATAACGGCGAAAAATTCCCCGCCCTCGGCACGCCTCCGGGTTCCGTCCGGTTTTGTTCCTAAATCCACATCGTCCCCGGATTGGTGGGAACCGCCCGCCAATAATTCAACGGTTCCGTCGCCGTAACTTTCCGAACCCCCGGCGTTGGCTGATTTGGATAATTGGGCGGCTTTAATTTTGGCGGCGGCAAAGGAACCCCACATTACCGCAATAGCCGGGATTGCAAACGGGAACCCCAATTGCGACCAAATCAAAGCGGATGCCGTTACAAGGTTTCCGATTTGTTGGATTGTTTGGATTGCTTGTTGTGCTTTTTGCGCCTTTTGTTGCTCCTTTAGGGCTTTTTCTTGGTTCTTTTTGGCTTGGTCTAACTCCTTTTGCGCCATTGCAACGTTATTGGCGTAACCGTTCGCCCGTGCCTCTAATTCCGCATCTAATCGGCGTTGGCTTGCGTCAACCTCTTTGTCGGCGGCGGAAACGGCAGCGTCGGCGGCTTGTATCTTTGCATCCAAAAAACTATTTAATTGCTCAATGGCAAAGGAAACGGACGTACTTATTGCCTCCTTTTGGTCGTCGTCCAAATTCAGCCCAAACAATCCGTAAATGTCGTTTCCCCGTTCATCGCCTTTGCTTTTCTCAATTTCTTGGTCGATTTTCGCAATGGTATTTTCGATTGTCTTAACCTCGGCATCCGTCATTTTAACGCCCGCCGCTTTGTTCAACTCTAAAATCTTTTGCAACCGTGCCTTTTCTTGCGCCAACCGGAACCGGGTTTTGCGTTCCTCTGAATTACGGATTAAATCAAACTCGGACGCCTCCAACGCTTGCGTTTGGTCAAACAGCATTAACGCCCGTTGTTGGTTTAACTCGGTCGTTTGCCTCAATACCTCGGCATCATATTTGGCGTTTATATCCGCCTCGGATTGGCGGACGTCCTCGGCTAATTGTCTGTTTTGCGCCAATTCGATTGCCCGTTGTTGCTGTAATAATTGAATACGCAAATTTATTTCCTCCTGCGAACCCTCACGGGCGGCGTCTAATTGTAATTGCGTCCGGTCGGCGGCGGCTTGCATTTGGTCGATTGTTATTTTGTCGTTCAATTCGCCCAAACTTTTTGCGTATTGTTGTTGCAAAAGTAATTGTTGGTTGAGCAATTCGGCAACTTGTGTTTCGGTCAATCCCCGCTCGGTTTCTAACCGGGTGTTAATGTCTTGTATCTGTCTTTCATACTCAACCCGCAATTGTTCCCGTTGCTTTTCCGCCCCCTCTGCCATTAATGCAATTTGGGCGTCCTGCGTTGCTCGTTGTGCGGACAATTCCGCCGCCCGTTGTTGGTTGGCAATATCTACCATATCAACCGCCAATTGTTCCCGTAATAAAACAATTTGGTCGTTCAACGCTTTGCGTGCCTTAACCGTTAAATTGGTTTCCGTTCTCAACTGCAATTGTATATCAGCAATCGCACGGGCGTTGGCGGCTTGGCGTTGCGCCCGTTGTTGGTCGAACGTGTTTTTAATTAAGGCAATCCGGGCGTCCTCGGCTTTTCGTAATATGTCGGTTTCGGCTTTGGCATTGTTCCGGTTTTCTTGTTGACGTTGTGCCGCTTGTATCTTTCTTTCGGCGTCTAAATCCGCCCCCTCGGTTTTCAGATTAACGGCAATGTCAACCGCCCGCCCCGTATTATCTATTTGACCCTGCACGGCGTCAATCGCTTCGTCAACCTTAACTTTATCAATTTTGCCGTCTAAATCAACATCAATATAAACTTTCTTATCTCCACGGGCTTTGGCGTTATTGAGTTGTACCAACATATCGTTTAGTTGTTTCAACTTTGCCCGGTTCGCTTCCAAATCGTCTAATTCTTGACCGTAAAAACCAACGCTTTTATTGTGTGCCTTTGTGCGCTCGGCTAATATTTCGTCCTCAATCTTTCGGGTTTCGGACAATGAAGCGTTGCGGGCTTTAGCAATGTTTAATTCCCGGTTCAATTGGGCGACACGTTCGTTGCTAACCCGGTTCATTTCGGTTGCCTCGGTTTCCAAATAATCCAACCACGCCTTTTGCGCCTCGTTAAGTTTTTGTTGGTTCTTTGCCGATTTATCGGTATTAGATGCAAACAGAACTAAAGCCCCCACAACCGTAACCAATGCCAACGCCAAAAGAACATACGGATTTGCGGCGGCAATCAGATTGAAAGCCTTTTGCGCAATTGTAGCCGCCAATGTTGCCTTTGTTCCCTGCATGGTAACAAGGCGGTTATAAACTTGCGCTTTGCTCAATGCCGCCATTTGTAGCCGGGAAATACCCAACATAATTGCGGATTGTTTTTGTACTGCGTTTTGTATGGCTTGCACCCCGGTTGTAATGGCTATTGCCGCCTGTAACTTCTTTTGCGCTTCTTGCACGTCCTCACTTTCCGCCCCGAACAATTCCATTGCCCCGGTAAATGCAGCGAACCCACCGGACGCACCCGCCGCAAAACTCAATACCGCATCCAAATTGGACGTATCGGACGCCATGCGGGTAATCTCGGCGGTTGCATCCTTGACCGCATTCCGTAATATTGCGGTTTCTTTGCTCAATTGCTGATATTCGGCGGTTCCTTGTTTGCCCTCCAATCGAAACAATGCTAATTGTTTCGTTTGGTTCTCTATTTGGGTCGTCAAACCTTTGGCGGCATCGGAATAGTTACCCACGTTTAACGACGTTTTCCCGGTCGCTTCCTGCAACCGTTTCATTTCCTCGTAAATCGCTTTTGTTTCGGCAACCAATTTGCGCCCCTCCTCGGTCGCCTCCCTTTCCTCAACCGTCATATTATTGAGGTATATTTTATTGATTGAGTATTGAGCGGACAAACGATTATATGAACCCTCGGCGGATTGGTTCAACCGGGTTGTCAACTTGTTTAATTCGTTCGCCTCTTTTTGCGCTTGCTTCAATTCCGCCAACCGTTTTGCGTTCTCGCTTTCCGCAAACGCCAAATCCTTTGCCGCCCGTGTCAATTTGTCGGTATCGGCGGACGCCCCCCGGATTGTTTTACGTCCGTTTTCGGTCGCCCCGCTTACGCCCTCCAATGCAGCCTTAACCGTTATCGCCTCACTCTTTATATTTTTTAGAGTGTTCATATAGGCGTCGGAAAGTTGGTCTAACTGATTAATCAACTTTGTAATCGAATCGTCCGGGCTTACAAGGTCGCTATATTTTATAGGGTTGTTATTATCTGCCATACTTAACGTTATTTGCGGGTAATCTGCCCCGTATTAAATTATCTTTTCTTTTCCATGTAGTTAATCAACCAAAGAAAAACAACGCCGCAAATCGCCTTATTTGACGCCGTTTTTATTTTTGGTTGGTTTCAACAACTCCTTTATCCGCTCAAATGCGTTGTAATACTCTAAAACGGTGTATTTCTTTGGCTCCGGTACGTGTAAATGTTGGGATATGGTTAAACACATATTTTCAAACTGTTTATCGTACTGAATTTCCATGTTATCGGAACCACTAAAAACAACCGGGCGATTGTACAACAACAACATCGTCGTTATTTTATCAATTTCCGCCCGTTTGTCCTCTGTATCGCCGTTTATAATCGCATCCAACATTAACATTGTGCGGTTGCGCAATTCGTCGTAATACTCTTTAACCGTCGCATCGTCGAACAACCGGGGGAAATACATTTGCAATTCTTCATCTATTTTTTTTTTGACCGCTTCCATTTGGGCGGTCAACTCTTTAACGGGAACATCGCCGAACATATCGACGACCTTTTGCAATCCATCGTCGGATAAATCGTTGTACGGTTCCCCGTCGATTGATTTAACCAAGACGGCAAACGCCAAATGCTTTGGGCTTATTCCGGTTTGAATGAAATACACGTTTTGCCGCATATTATCCAATTCGATTGCCGCCAATTCGGGGGTTTTACTCCGGGCGTATCTTATTGCCTTTTCAATATGCGTGTCGAAATCCTGCAAATCGGAACCAATCCCGGCATCAACTAACAACATTTTGTTGTACTTATGAAATCGCAACATCGGCAATTCGTCGATAGCGTCGTATATCTCAACGGTGCGTTCTCCTATCTTAACGGTTTTCATAGCAAAAAAAGGGTTATCATTGTGGAACAAAAGGGAACCAACAACAACGTCGGGTTCCCGGTTATAAACGCCAAAAGGATTGCCAAAGCAACCCCCGCCCAAAAGGACAAACAGAAATCGCAATTAAACATCTTTGCGAAAAACTCGTTGCCGTGGACTTGTACCCATTCGATAACCTGCCATTTGCGTAACAAGGTCAAACCGAATGCAGCAACCAAAGCAACCACGACCGTATAAAATAAAAATGCTTGCATACACTTTGTTTTTAATCAGTTAAACACGTTTCATCAATTCCCAATTCCCCGGCAAACCGGAACCCGGCGAACGGGTGCATTAAAAATTGGTTATCTATTTCGTCCAAAGTGAACCCGGCAAATATGTTTTCCGCCTTTGCGTACACTCTGTTTATTTTCATGGAACCCGAACGTAACCATATACCCCCGTTTAATACTCTCATAATTTCCTGTTTGACCGCCTCCGTGTTCCGGTTGTTGGCATCGTTGGTTATCGTCCGCATATCAAACCAAAAGATAACCGAAAACGGCGTTGTATATTTGTTTTGTTCGCCGGGGAACCAATCAATTTGTTGCGGGTCGTCCAACACGAAAAACGAAAAATTCCCAATCTTACTATCCGGGGCAATCAACATATATTCATTGCCGCCGACGTAAATATTGGGGGTATAATACCGTTTGCCCTGTATGGATTTAACCAACCGTTCCGCCCGTCCGAACGAATAGTTAAGCCACGGCAACCCGTCCGCCAACCCCTTTTGTATGTTGGCAATAACCCGGTCGAATAACTCCGGGTTCTTTATAATTGGTACTCTATCCATTACCGTATATTGTTTTTTTTGCTTTGGTTAGCAAATCCGGGTAAACGTATTGCCATATCAATTTAGCAATGTTTTCATTCGTCAACCCCAATATTTGCCGCCCGTACTTTTTTATCAAATCTTCCGTTTTGAAATCCGACGCCTTAATTTCAAATTGTTTGTCGCCGACTTCCAAATAAAAACTACTCTCAAAATCGCCCTCATCCCGCAACGTTACCCGGTTCGTCGGTTGTCCCTTTTCCTCCTTAATGGCTATCGTTAACGGGGTATATGGTCGGTAATCCATTATATCAACGCCCAATCGGTTAATACCTTGTTCAAATAATTGTTCCTCGGCGTTGGCGTCAATGATAAACGCCGTTGTTAATCCGTCGTCGATTATGTCCCGTATAATCAACCCGGACGCCAACCCGTCGTTAAGTGTATTAACCCGGTTGCGTAAATCAATTATTGATTGTAACCCCGCCATCGTGCAATTATGTTGTCCGGTACTTAACGCCCCGGTTATTGCAACTCAAACAAATGCGGTCAATCCCTTGCGTATCTAATCGCAAAGCCTCAAACGCTTTTTTAAGGTCATAACCCAAACCGCCGGGTCGCCCCTCAACATTGCCGTCTAATTCGTACAATATTTCCATTTTAGAGGCGTTCGACTGATTGCGGTTAACCCGTACATTTGGGTTCATTGCCAACGTGCGCAAAGCGATTGCGGCAACCTGTCGTTGTATCACGGTTTGGAATATCGCCCGTTGTTCAACGATAAAATCCGTTAAGTCACAACCGACGGTAATTTCACAATTCAACCCGTAATTAAGCGTATTTGTGTACATCGTGTATGCTATATCCCACAACTCCGGGTATTCTGCGAATGTTTCCGGGGCGTTGTACATAAACGGGGAAATCTGCAAATACTTTGTCAGTTGTCGCCATGCCTCAATATTGCCGTACCCGGTACACGTTCCGCACGGTTCGCCGCTCCAATCTTTCGACACGTTAATTGCTTGCATCCCGGCGGGTAAATCGTCCTGATTATAGCAAAGGAACCACGCACCCCCGGCGTTGTTGGCATCGCTGATATATGGCAAATAACATTCGTCCAAATTAAACCATTGAAAACCGCCGTTTGTTAACGTGAAATTCAAATCAAATGTCTTTATCGGGTCAATCTGTGAACTATGGAACAAATACAACTTAACAATCCCGGTTCCGCCCGTCATTTGCAAGCCAACCCGGTGTATTTGTGCGGTTACTCCCATCGCCCGCACCGGGATAATCTCAAAGCCTACCAATTTATGTGCGTTCGGTTGGGTTGCTCTGATACGTCCCGCACCATCAAAGAACGTGCGACGCTCCAAAAGGTTCTTTGTTTCCTTATCCAACCCCTTTATTTGGGTAAACGTTTGTACCGCCGTGGAAATTCCGTTGCGGGTCAAACGCTCTAAATAATCCGATAAGATATTGTAAGGCTCCCAAAATGTCGAACCCTCGGCGGGAACCTCGGCGACGTTATCAACCAAAGCCGCCCAATACTTTTTATTGCCCGCCGCACCGTTGGCGTAATGTACCACTTTTCCGGCTGTGTACGGGGTTGTATCGTTCCAATCCGGGTATTGATACCCCCAATTGTCCGGGACGATTGCCGCCATGTTATCCAACGTAACAAGGGGGTGCGCCCCTTGAAAATATAACCCGCTTTCGGTTTCTGTCAACCGTTCGGCGATTGCCTCGGCGGGATTATATGATTGCTCCCAACCGACGACGTTTAATAATTTATCTTGTATCTCTTTAATCCGGTACATACTGCGTAAAATTAAAAAGGGGGCGGGGATAACCACCCCGTCCCCTCGGTTAAATAATTGTTCCGTCTTTCGGATTATGCGCCCCCGGCGGGAAATTCCCCGGCGTTGGTTACATATACAGGCATTCCCAACGGTTCGTTAGGATTGCGGGCGGCAATCTCGGCTTTGATAATCGGGTTTGCCACGGTGTCCGGGTTGCTGTTATATGCTACCATGTAGGCAACATCAACGCTAAACCCGAAATACTCCTTAACCGCACACGTCAAATCGGCGGTTGCGTCTCCCATAATTGCGGATTGGTCGCCAACGGCGGTGTAATAATGCGAACCAACGGGCAAATCAATGTACGGCAATCGTACAATGTCCCATTCGTGGAAATTCGCACGGGTGCGGCGATATGCTTCACGGTCAACACGTGTTAAGATACCAACGTTTCCGTCGGCAACTGCAAACATTGTTCCCATTTTGCCCGCTTCATCCGTTACATTGTTGGTGTAATGCAATACTTTGTTGTCGTACTCCATACGCTTGTTAACGTCATTGTAAACGCCATGTTGCGCCAACTTGCGGATAAGGCTATCAACCCCGGCGTTTGCAATCAAATGGATATTTTCGGGGTAACAATTCGCCCGCATAATCGGGTTAATGTCGCCCAAAATCTCGGTTGCCATTTGGGTTGGAACCTGTACTACGTTACCCGTTTGCGTATAATTGAGCAATGTTTTGAACACCTGTGTTTTGTTTGCCTCCAATGCGGCAACCGCCCCGGCGTCCAAAGTGTTTGCCAACGCCCGTGTCGTCTTTTCCATTTTACGCATAAAGTCGTGATTGTACGAAATTTCGTTGTTGGAATAAGCCGCCGGAACCATTGTAAAACCAATTGCATACGTCGCCCAAACAAGCGTTACCAATGCGGACGTATTTTCATTATCGGCAATAACGCACGAACGCACGTTGCTAACCTGTACGTTTTCGTCGTAATTGATAACAGGAACCTGTACCGTGTTACCGATACTTACTAACGCCCTATCTCTCAAATTAGGGCTGATAATTGAGTTGGGGGCGTTGGTTTGTTCAATGAAAAAATCCAATGCGCCGTACTCACACGGGCGGAACATATTACGGTCTAACTCCGGGTTTTCTATCCGCCAATTCTGTACTCTCGTTGCTATTAAACTCATTGTTTAAAAAAATAAATTGTTTATAAATGCGGGTTTACCCTTTACCCGTGTTGTCTTTTACTTTTCCGGTAATGCGGAAATATTGTTATCTTTCCATGCCTGTTGCATTCCGGCGTCAAATTCAGCCGTACCGACTTTTAACCCCTGTTGTTCCAACGTCGCCGTAATTGCGTCGTATGCCTCAACCCTTGTTTTTGCGCCGGATATATCAACGGTAATGTTACCGCCCGCACCGCCGCCGCCCGCCGGGGGATTTGTCCCGCCGCCCGCCGCTTGGCGTCCTTTGTCTAATATACCCATTGTTTCCAATTCACGGGTTAACAGGTCGCCGGGCGTGTACGGGTTCAACTGATTGTTCGGGTTGCGCATAATCGCCCCGGTTTCGTCCTTAAACGCTAACATTTTGCCGCCTTTGCCATCGTCGATATATTCCGGGTGCATACCCTTAATTTTGTCGATTGCTTGACCTAACAACACCTTTGTTGCGCTTTCGGGCAATCCCGCCTTAAACTTCAATCCGGCGGTTGCGGTCTGCAATGCCGTTTCAACACGAATGCCGAACACCTCGTTTGCGTGGGTTTGTTCGGCTTGGTCGTATTTCGTTTTGAGGTCGTTGTATTGGGTCGTAACGCTTTGCAAATCTGCCTTTGCTTGCTTCAATGCCTTTGCGGTTTCCGCATCCGTCGCACCGTCGGCAATGGCTTTTTCCAATCGTGCCTTTTCTTTCGTTAAGCCGTCGATTTGGGATTGCAAACCGTTTGCGCCCTCAACCTTTGTTTTGAACTCTGTTAATACACGCTTTGCGTAATCAAACGTTTTTTCGGTTCCATTCTTTGCAATGCCGGAAACGGCTAAAATGTCCGCATCCAAACCGCCGTAAATTTCCCCGGTTTTCTTCGCTATTACGCTATTTTCGTCGTTGACTGATAACGTGGTTATCGCCGTTAATTGTTCGTCGGTTAATCCGGCTAATGCCGCATTTGCCTTTAATACATCAATCGTTAATGCCATAATCTTACCCTTTGATTATTGTTAATAAATTCGGTTACTTTTTGCCCTCGGTTTTGTCGGCGGCTTTGGCTTTGGCGTCCGCCTCGGCTTTGGCTCCGGTTTCCTTAACAGGCGTTGCCGGGATAATGCCCGACGCTTTCAACTCTGCCAAAATTTCGGCTTTCAATGCTTCCTTTTCGGCGGCTTTGGCTTTGGCGTCCGCCTCGGCTTTGGCTTTGGCATCGGCGGCGGCTTTATCAGCGTTCGCTTTCTCCTTTTCCGCTTTGGCTTTGGCGTCCGCCTCGGCTTTGGCTTTCATGTACTCGTTGGGGTCGTGCAATACCGTAATCGTGTAACCCTGTTTTTTAAGGTTCTCGGCAATGCTATTTTCATAGCCTTTTTTGCCGAACTTTTGAATACGGGGGATTGACAAACGTTTACCCGTTTCGCTGTCGAACTTCTTAATTTCGATAACGCAATGATACAAATGTTTCTCATTGTCCGGGACAATGTAATTTTCGGGCGTAACGTCGATAATTGCGACGTCTTTAGTTTTGCCCTCGGTTGCTGTTCTCACTCGCATACTCGTTGAATTTATTAGTTATGAAATTGATTTTAGAATTGAACGGCATATTATACCCAAATTCCAAAACGTTTAAATACTCTCTTTCAAATCTGCGTACAAAGTTAGCAAAATTCAACTTTACACGCATATCGTTTTCGCTGATAATCTTTTTGCCGTACAAATCCAATACCTCGGAACGGGTTAAATGTCGGTACGGTTCCAATTCCGCCAACGTCAACATACGTTGTAATTGGGTCGGGTTGTTCCTGTACTCCGTTTCTAATATTTGGTTTTGTAAGGCGTCTAATTCCGCCTCGCTTGCGCCGCTTTCCTTTGCCATTTTGTAGCGTTCCCGTAACTCCGTTGCGTTGGATAAATAAAACTCGGTTCCGTAATTGACTTTTGCAGAAACGAACAAACCGCCATACCTCAAACGGCAAACGGTTTCGTCAACGAATTGTTGCGCCGCCTCAAAGCCTTTTTTAATCCGGTTTAATACCGTGCTTTGGCTCTCAAAGTTGGCTAATACTTGTTGTTCGTTCAATGCGTCCCGTGTGGTTATTTCCTCATTGGTTCCGACGACCGACGTAATAATGTCATTCTTTAGGCGGTTTTCTTCCTCAACGTTATAATCCAAACTCCCACGGTCAACGGTCAACATTTGAACCGGGTTACGCAAATCGGGTTGTTTGTCCCCGTCCGGTATTGGTATTTCCACAAAGGAACCAATGCCGTTAATACGACTATCGCCGCATTTGGGGCAACGCATCAATAACCCGGCGGCGTCCAACTTGTAAAACCCTTGTTTGTCTTTCAAAAACCCACCGTCGCAATAATCGCCATTTTCGCCGTTACTGAAATCGCAACTTTGTTCATACCCGGAATAAATCGGATATGCGCCGTATAGGTCTAAATGTCGTTTACTGATATGGTAAAACAAAAACCAATCCAACGCCTCCAATTGTTTTGTTAGCGGGGATTGCTTAATGTCGGGTTCTGCAAGGCTCAACGGTTCATTCCAAAAGAAACGGGCGGGACAATAACCGACGTCGTGCGGGTTATCAACTAACAATTCGCCGATATTATGGTTTTTGTCCTCTCTGAAAACTCTATAACGTTCGTCGTCAATAACTGCGATACGTTCGCCGTCCTGTCGAAATATGATATAATCCATTACCCCGGTCGTATCGTTCGCCCTGTAATCAATTACGGACGCAATAGGCAACCAATAAAAATACGGTTGGGGGTATTTATCGCCGGGGCTTTGTTCGCTCGGCATATCGACAATAAGAACGCTATTTATTTCGGTTTGGAAAAACTCCCAACCTTTCGTACTCCAAACCTCCGGTTCGTGTAATACGTCTTGGCGGTAATATTCCCAATCGTCCCGTTGTTCCGGGTTTTGGAATTGATAATTGAACGCCGGGTTACGACCGTCAAAAATCCGGCTTAACTTATCAAAGCAAATGCCCGTTACCTCGTTTGTCTTAACGGGGTAACGGAACAATGTTTTGAACATCTTAAATTTGTCATGCGGCAATAGGTTAGACACAAATGCCAAAAATTCCGTTATCGGTTGGCAAATGTCAAACGACGTAATACGGGTGCGGGCGTGAAAATTAATGCGGCTTTGATGATAAATTGCTTTACTTATCGTCTTGCGCTTTCTCGGCTCCGTTATCCGCTTTTTTATTTCGTTTATATCCAATCCCATTGTCTTTGTCAAATTTATAGTCTGAATTATCCGGCAATCTCCAACCGCCATTATTAGGCATTCGCAAAAGACGTTCGGCGTGCGTAATCTCGTATTCCTCGGTTATGTTCAACGTACCATTGAACAACGCAACCTTTTGAATTTTCGCCGCCATATCGTCAACCTCCAACCGATACTTTTAAATCGGTCAACGGGTTGAAATCCGGGGCAACAATTGTAAGGTCGTCGGAATAGTTAGGTAGGAACGACCATTGTATTGCGTTGCTGTCCGGGGCTTCCAAACCGCCGTGCGATTTATCGCCAATGAACAAAGAACGAATTGGAATAGGGTAATACGTGGTTGGCATTGTTTCGTCCTGTATTGCCTCAATGCTTCCGTTTTCGTCAAATAGGTAAACCCCCAAATTGTCGCTCCAACTTTCGCATTGCAATTCTTTCATCGCCTTAATAACTGATTGGGGAATTTTACGCATTACGCCCGTGAACGGGTTAGGCTCACGTCCTATAATTTCCTCAACGCCTCCCAATGTTTCGTTACCGCCTCCAAAGGTTCGGGCGGCTCCGGCTTCGTTGGTCGGGGCTTGGATATACGGGGAAACGACAATCTTTGTACTATCAGCCGCCGCCAACAACGGCGTCCATGAAGCAAGCAAAGTAATTGCCTTTTCGCTCGTAAAACTGTTTTTGCTTCCATCGTCTTTGGTTAGACGCTGAAACGCTACCTTTTGGATTTGCCCGAAACTTTCGGCGCATTTTACGGCGGGAATATCGGGCAATGAAGCCGCCGCCGGACATTTACAAGTAATCATACTCTTTAAATTTTAACGTTAAAAATTACATTTGTTACCTCGTTGGGCTGTCCCTTTGCCCTCTGTATTACTTCTACGTTGCAAAGTTATAAACTTTTTCCGTTATAAACTTGCATATCTCAATTAAATTATTAGTTACGACGTTTAACGCCCCGGTTGGCGTGTGCGTATGGTTGTATATTGCCGTCGGCAATCTCTTTTTCGTAAATCCCGGTTAATCCGTCCTCCGGGTCGTCGTGCGTATTTGCATCGAAATTACGCAAAAAGGTTGTAACATGGTCGTAAACGGCTTTATACCGGGTTTCCCATCCAAACGGCATAATTATATGTTGGTTTACCATTGCGGAATTTGTGATTATCCGGCTTTCCTTATTACCCCCTTGATAAAACGGGTCGGTAATTGCCCGGACTTTCTTTTTAATAACCTTTTCAAAGCCCGCACCCCCGTTGTTACTCTCAACCCATACTTTTTGCGTGCCGTTTCGGTTTATCATCGCCGGAACGGTTACGGTTGTTACGTCCGTGTTTTCGTCCGTAATTTCCATGTCGGTAATCAAAGCAAATAACAACGGTTCCATCCGCTTTGTCTTTTCGTTGAAAATCATGTTGTCGGATTTATAAACGTCATACGTTGCACCAAACAAAAGGTCGTCTCCCTCATCGGCAACGTCAATGTATGCGCCGGAACGTATGTACGTGCCGTAATCGGATTTTTCAACCCACGTTTTGAACGGTTGATATAATCGACCCTCGGCGGAACCGGGGTTGCCTTGATAGAGGCATTGAAATTGTACCGGGTCTAATGCCTTTTGCGCTTCCAACTTCATACGGTTGTGCCGCCCCTCCCATAATGCAGCCCCAACCGGGCGGGGGTCTATCTCGGTCGGTTCCCCGGTTTTCAATGCTTCAAAGTTTATGCGTACCCATGCGCCCGGCGGTATGTTTTCCAAATCCGCCCAACGGGTTACATCAATGATTATTTCCCCGCTCTTTTCAATACGTCCAATCAAATCGTCGTCATGCCATCGGGTAAATACTATTAATTCCTGTGAATCATTATGCAAGCGGGTACGAACAACGGTTGTGTACCATTTCCACGCCGCCGCCCGTACTATTGGGCTGTTACCCTCGGCGTAATCCTTATAAACGTCGTCCAATATCGACACGTCCACGGTTTTAGAGGTCAACGAACCACCACGACCCACAACACGCAACGACCCCTTATGCCCTACCATTTCGATAACATCACTATTGCGTAAATACGTGTTTGCCATCGTTACGACGTTGGAACCGTTTAGATACGTGCCGGGGAACAATTCACGATACCGGGGCGTGTCAATGATACGTTGAACGTCCCGGTTGAAATCCCGTGCAATTGTGGCGGCGTATGAACCTATCATAATCTTTAAATCCGGGTTCAACCCCTCCATAAATGCGGGTAATTTACGGCTCGACCCCTCCGATTTACCATGTTGGGGCGGCTGTTGTACAATCATCTTTCGGATTTTCCCATGTGCGAACATATCCAAAAGGGTATAATAAACGACGTGGAACGGCTCTAATACTAAATCCGGTTGCATATACCGGGCAAAGTTGATAAGACGTTTACGGGCGGCGGCTTTAACCAACAAATCCGGTTGTTGCCGGATTGCGTCGTACATCTGCAATAATTGTTCGTTGTTCATTGCTTTGCTCCTTTCTCCCATTTAGCACACGCCCGACGACCCCGGACAATGTAATATTGATAATGCGGGCAACGTAAACAAATCGGGTTCCCGTTCAAATCCCGGTGTCTATGGTCGTCCGTTATCCATTCGGAAAAACGGCACGTATCGCAAATTTCGGTCGTCCATTCCGGTTGCTTGGTTCCCGGACGGGGTGCGGTTACTCTCTTTGCCATTATTGCGCCCCTCCTTTCTCGGCTAATGCCTTTTGGTATTCGGCGGATTGTAATTTGTCCGCCAATGCAAACAATAAATCGTCCGGGATTGCTTTAACGTCGTATTTTGGTTTGTCGTCGTCGGTCGTGGCGTTATATCCGGGTATCTCAATTTTAACCGGTGCGTCAAACCCTAACATCTTTGCCCGGCGTTGTTGGATATTCAAAAGCAAATCTAAAAACCGGGGGTTTCCGGCGGACGTTTCGGTTGCGGTTTCATTGTACCCGTAATATTCCGGGTCGCTGTCCTCGGCATCGGTTTTGATTGGTCGCCCCTTGTTGGTTTTCTCTTTGGTGCGCATCTTTCCGGTTTTCGACGCCTCCCATGCCTCCCATGCTTGCACCTCCATTGCATCCAATTTGCGCAATTCCTGTGTAACGTAATCGTCGATATTATCCAACCGTTCCCGCTTCCATTCGATAAGGGTTTGTTGTAAGTCGTAATAAACCATTGAAAGCGTAATTGTGTAACCAACGCCCCGGTCGGATAAATCCCGGTTCAATGCCTCGGTTATTTCCCGATAAGTATAACCACGTAAAAACAGATTGGAACAATACGAAATATCATACGCCCGTTGTTCCTCGGTACGCTTGTTATATCCGGCGGGTTTCCGGTTCTTATTACCCGTTTTCAATTTTTCCATTTTTCAACCTCTTTTAATGTTCAAACGGGGTAAAAAATCAACCTTTGCGCCTTTTTGCTTTTCCGCCCTTTTGGTTCCTCGGTTCCTTTGTCCCTTTTCCCCTTTGGTTCCTTTCCGGCTCTCTATGTCTTTTCTTATCCCGTCCCTCCTTAAAACGTGTTTACCCTTTACAAGTTATTTGCGGGGAATTTCCATTTTAAGAGGCTTTTGTTATTAACTCAATACTTTTATTGTCTTAATGGTTATCTTTTAACAACGGGGCAAATTTACGGGTTTTCCGGGGCATTGCCAAACCTTTGTTATCTCATGTATATAAACGGCAAAACCCCGGCGTTTGTTTCCGGGGTTATTTGCTCAATTGGGGCGTTTTGCTTTTTCTCTCAAATCGACGCTTTGGGCGTTCAATTCGATTATCATTTTTACCCCGGTTTCAACAATGCGTTTGTTCTCGCATGTCTTACAATAGGGACTTTTGCAATTACAATGTTTCATTCTTCAAATGGTTTTTCGTTCGTTTCCCCCGTTACCCAAAGCCAAAATTGTTGTATTCCGTCCTCGTAACTCATACCGGGATATTGGGAACCGTCGTTTATGCCGTCGGCGGCTTTATTCAATTGTTCGTCAATCTCAGCGTCGGTGCGCTTTATCTCGTAACTCATTGTTCGCCTCCTTTCCGGTTCTTTCGTTTATTCTTTCCCCGGCGTTTATCCCGTGGGTTCTTTTTCAAATCGACCCGTTGGATTTGTATTTTGGGACCGGGGAACATATCAGCAAAGAAAGCCGCCATTGCTTCCACTTCTTTTGGGACGTCGTGCGCCTCCGGTTTCTTGTACTCCCTTTTGCGTTCCGGTTGGTTTTCCATTTGGACGGCGGGGCAAACGTCGATAAGCGGGCAACCCTTACAAGTGTTCAAGGGCTTTGCTTTCTTTTCGCTTTCGCAAATCGCTTTATATTTCCGGTCGTTCCGCCGTTCTAATCCGTGGTAATCGTCCCGGTGTGCGCTTGCACGTGTAAACATTTCCATTGCTTCAACCGCAATGCGGGCTAAAATAAAATCCGGGGTATCATTAAACGCCTTTTCCATTGAATTACGGTTTACTACCTCGGCAATCTCATTAATTAATTGTTCTCTGTCAATCATCGCTCTTTAATTTTTAGGTTTATATTCTTGGCAACGACACGTTCCGCATGATTGTTCAGATTTGAACGCCTCGCAATATCCGTTACCGTTTACGTTCTCATTCGTGAAATTAGCACAATCGCCGCATCCGTTATTCACTTCGTGTGGGTGCGTCCGCTTATAATTCGGGTCGATTTGCCGCCACTTCACTTTATCGTATGCCATTTCTAACAAATCCCGTTGCGATATGCCTAATATTACGGCGGAATGAAATACGACGGCGTTAAGGTCTGCCAATTCATCAATTACGGCGTTCATGCGTCCGGGGTCGTCAAATTCGGGCAATGCGTGTTTAATTGCCGCTTTGTACTCGTTAAATTCTTCCTCCATTTTCCGGCAACGGGACGCAATGTTTGTTCCGAACAACTCATTAAACAGATTGGCAATTTGAGCAACAACCGGACGGGCGGGTTGCTCCGTGTAATTCTCGGCGGGGGTTCCTTTGGGTTCAAATTCCCGTTTAAAATCCTTTTCCGGGCGGGCGGTAAATCGTCCGTTCAATTCCCGGATAATATACCAACTTTCCGGCACGTCAACGAATATGCCGTTGCCATTGGGAAAAGAAAATATTGCTTTGCCGTCCGGGGTTCGTGGTGTCGTAACCGTTCCGCCTCCGGTAAATCTCAATACGGCGTCCACGTTGTCCCGTCTAAATTGGATTGCGTCAACCTCTAACAAGGTGCGACAATACCGGGTTCCCGCCGTGGCGTCCGGGTCGCTTAATCGGGTGCGCATTTCCTCCGGGTATTCCTCCGGGTCGTACTTCATATAAACCGATTGCCTCCCATCGTCATAAAAGAACTCAATAAAGCGGTCGCCCAATCGTCCCCGGATTGCCTGTTTTAACGCCTCAATCCTTTGCCCCTCGGCTTTATCGTTTCCCTCGCTTCCATTTTGCGCCCAACTTAAACGTATTGAGGTGTCGGACGCTGTAACCTCAATTTCTTGCTTTGTAATGTCCTCAATCATTGCGCACATATCGCAATCAAAGGGGCTTAATACTTGTTTGTTCATCGCTCTAAAAATTTATTTGTTATTACTATCCGGGGCGGCTTTAACCTTAACCCCGGCAATTGTTCCGTTATAATTAAATTCCAATGTTTCGACGCCCTTAAATCCCCCGACGATACGCAACAAACGCCAATAAATCGTTTTCCGGTCGCTCCTATGGAATTTATCGCATTGCCTACCAATTCCGGGGCAATCTTCCCTTTTAATTTTGCATCGAACGCAACGTTGCGTAAATATTGCGGGGTTGTTGTTGGCTAATCGTGCATCCGCCGCCGTCCATTTCTCAGCAATCAATACCATACCCCGGTAAACGCAACGTTCGCCGGGGCTGTATTCTCTATTTGGGTCGAACGGTTCGGGTTGCTTTACTCTCATTCTTTGCCCGCTTCGTTTACATAGTCAAACAATGCGTCCAAATCTTCCTTTGCGCCTTTTACGCAAATTCGTACCCTATCGCCACCCGCTAATGCGGTTTCGACAATCTCACAATTATACCGGGGGGCGTTTATCTGTATCATTGCCGCCGTGGTATTCGTTACAAACTCGTTTCTTTCTTCCATGCTCTCGGATTTTTGTAGTAAATAAAATGTTTCCGTTGGTTCGTTCTCGCTTTGACACGCCCCCAACAAAAGCGTTGCCAAAGATAACAATAAAATCTTTGCTTTCATCGTTTTACCTTTCTTTTAATCCATATAAACCGTATGCCAATGCCGACAAACAATATTTTCGCCTCAATGTCAACGTAACGGTCGTAACCGTTGACCGCATCCACGGACACGCCGGGAACAATAAACCAACTCTTATATTTCCAATACTCCCGGACGTACACGCAAACGCCAACCCGTCCGATATGAACCCCAATTTGCGCCGTATGAACGTCGCCATTGTTCGGGATAATTCCAATTTGCTTTTTACTCATTGCCTTTTCTGTTTAGTAATTCGTAACTCTCTTTGTCAACTACCAACGCCCGTGGGTATTCGGTTATTACTCCCTTTGTGTACACTAAATTGTAAATACCCAATTGCCCCTTAATTGGAAACTCAACAACCCGGCGGGGGTTCCGCATCATCCAACCGAACCCCTTTGTTATTGACTTACGTTTTTCGGGCGGTATGCGGGTATTCTCCCAATCTTCCGGGGTAAAATCGGCGACGGGCTTAACGTCGTACAATTCAACCAATCCCAAAGTAACGCCGCTTTCATATCCCGCAATTACGGGATTAGCAGACGAACAAACCATTAAATCGCCCCGGTACGGCGTGTTTTTGCTGCGTACCTCAATACATTTTTCTCCGTAAACAATTCCGTTGTCCTCATACGCCGCCGTTACCAACTGCGTTGCATACGGGTTTTTAACGGCTAATGCACGCCAACGGTCGTGCAATTTCGGCTTATAATCTTTGTTATTATACTGCATAATCATTTTTTATTATCGGGTTCGTCCTCGTTTTCGTCGTTTGGTTCCGGGTAATGGATAAATCCAATTTGCCGGACGCTTTGAATTGGTTCGTAAATGATAACGGCAACATCGCCGTCCGTCCTTACGCCAACTAATCGACAATCGGCGGGAACTTCAACCCTTATTTCATTTCTTTTCATTGAACAAATCCCAATTTGCCGGGACACAATAACCGGGCAATGTTTCCCGGTCAATCCCGGACGCTCTTACAAAACTATCTTTCCAATATATCCGGGGTGTTTTGTCCGGGTGCGCCTCCCAATAGTCGAACACGTCGTTGTAAAACGTCAATGTTTCCCGCTTTGTATATCTGCAACCGCTTTGTAATCCTATCTTAAACAAGTCAACAAAGGGGTACGACAAAGCAATTACAGAAAATGCCCGGTCAAACATTCCCACGGGGATTGGTTCAACGCTTGCAAAGGTACGGAACCCGTGGCGTTTTGCCCGTGCCAATGCGTTTATACGCATCCGGTTTGGGCTTGCTTTGGGTTCCAATTCGTCGCATCCGGTCAACGTGGAACCAATGGCAATACGGGATTTGTCCCAACCCTCGGACGCCTCGGCAAAGTCGATTAAAATATTGATACCCTCGGCGCATTTACTCAATACCTTTACCGGGACGCCGTGGCGTTGACAAACGCCGATTGCTTGGCGGGTCAACCTTTGCGTTTCCGGCAATAACGGGTCGGTCGTGAACGAAAAGAATAACCCCGTTTTTTGCAATTCGCCCTTATGCTTCAACAACTCATTTGTAAATATATCCAATGCGTATGGATATTCCCGTAATGCCTTTTTCAATTCCGGGGTATTGCCGCCCAACACTTTTGCGCCCCGCCCTTTGCGCAAATAACAATACGTGCATCCATTGGTACAACCAACGTAAAAGTTGGCGGCGTTCTCGGCATATTCCCCGGCTTTTCCCTTTGGGCTGTAAATAACCCGTCCGTTTATGGCTCCCATACCTTAACGTCTAAATATTTTGCGGTTAATCTTTACCCAATCAATCAAACCGGATAAAACAACTATATCCGAATAAGACGAACAATTTACATATTCGTCTGTATGGTCGGAATTATCCCCGACACTCTCAATTAGTTGTTTGAACTCTGAACCCTTTTGCAAATTTGCAACTTTCCATTCCCCGGTATATTTTATTTCAAATTTTGTCCCGTCCGAACACTCAACTTTTGCGTTATCGGTTCCGTATTCCTCACTAATTGCGCCGTCCAATTCAATTAAATCGTCTGACGCTCCATATATCAATAAATCCTTTGTTCCCATATCGTCAACGGTTAAAATGGTAAATCGTCCGTTCCGTCGGGGGCGGGTGCATCCGGCACGGGCGGCGGCGGGGCTTGCGTTCCGGCTCCGGTTCCTTTGGGCGTCAACATTTCCATATCGGTTGCGACAATTTCGGTAATATACCGTTTCACGCCCTGCGCATCGTCATAACTCCGGGTTCTTAATTCCCCCTCAATATAAAGTTTATCGCCCTTTTTGACGTACTGATTGGCGACCTTTGCCAACCCATTTTGCAACACAATGTTGTGCCACTCGGTACGCTCCGGGATTTGCCGCCCGTCCTTTGTCGTAAACCCCCGTTTAATGGTTGCCAACGAAAATGTCGCAACACAACCGCCGTTGTCGAACTCCTTAAAATCCGGGGCTTTCCCGGTATGTCCTAATAAAGTAACTTTGTTTACACTCATAACTATTTGAATTTAATACCATCCAACAAATACAATTTCTTATTATCAGACCAACCCGCCGCCATGTTTAAGGCTTTACGGTCGTCGTCATGCACAAACTCGCAATACCACGAATTGCCGCCAACGTTCGCTTTTTCTTTTAGTCGTACCAATTTACCGACAATGTACCGGGCAAACTTGGCGTACCCGCTAACCTCGGATATATGGATAATACGACGTTCGGCGTTTATTTTTGGCAATTCTTCGATTTGCGGGCGTTTTTCCTCGGCGGGGTATCTTTGTACTCTCTGAAAGTCTTTTTTGATTGACGACCGGGAAATTGCCCCAAAATCGGGGGTTCTTTTTTTAGTTCTCATTAAACTAACTTTAATTGTTGATACTCGGCTTTCATTAACTCAATTAACCGCATATTCTCCGGGTAAATTCGCATTCGTTCCCGGTCGCCATTTTCCCAACGGTTATGGCATTCAAAGGAAAGGATATTTATATTGCGGGGGTCGTGCGCCATTTCCGGGTATGCCCCACGGGTCAAAATGTGGGAACAATAGACGGCGGAATAATTCGCCAACGGCTTTAATGTTTCCTCACATCGGTGCGGCTTATGCTCCCAAACCCAACGGAAAAAGCGTTCATTTGCCGCCATGATATTTGCACCCCGTCCCGTAATACAATGCCCGAACAATTCCCGTTGTATCTCAACCCTCAAACGAATATCCATGCGGAAATTACGCAAATCCAAAAGGGGATTATACCCCCTTTGGATGCAATAATTGTATTCGTCCCGGTCTGTCAACAAATACGGTTCCATACTCTTACATTTCCGCCGTTTCGTCGTTCGGTTCTGGGGCGTCCGCCGGGTCGTTAATATCCGGGAACAATCCGTTATCCTCTACCTTTTCGGCATTCAATCCGGGTGCGGGTTCGCCATCAGCCCCGAACAACTCCAATTGCGCCTTTTTGCCCTTGAAAAGAAATGCGTAAACCTCGGTTTCAATGTCGGCGGCAATTTCTTCTAATTCTTCCTCAAACCCGAACGTTTCCGTATTGAATTTAAGGCGGGGCGAATTGATTGCGGTTTTCTGATTGTTAGACACGGTAAACAACCCGGTTAAAACAACCCCTACGTTATCGTCTTGACCGGAAAAGGACACGCCCCGAACCTCTATGTTTTTCAACATTTCGTCGGCAAAATCCCGTGATAATTCGCTTTGCTTTTTGGTTGCCTTGAAATCGGACGTTTCAACCATTGAAAGAAAGGACGTAATATTAAAAATCCGTCCCATGATTGGGCGCAAACGGTCGAAACAATCCCGCAAATCCGGGTGTATGTCCTTTGCACTTTCGACGTGGTATTTGTTCGTGTAACTCTCATTACCGATTGTTTCGGTAACTTCATAATGTACGTCTAACCCGCCGTCCTTTAATGTCTTGACTTTCGACAATGCAAACGCCTTTTCGCTTGGTATCAACATAACGTTTGCGGCTTTTTTTTCTTCGCTCATTTTTTAATTATTTGATTGTTACCGGGAATACGCCCGGAACGGTTTTATAACTTAAAATTCTGTTTCGTCCAATAATTCCCGTGTCTTACTATTCGACGGAACCGCCGGGCGTTCCGGTTCCGGGGTTGGTTCCGGGACGGGTTCCCCGGTTCCGATTGGTTCCGTTACCGGGTTGGGGTCGTGGAACTCAATATTGCGCCCGCCTTTGGGCTTTTCCGGCTCAAATTGGGCTTTGAGTTGTTCCGCCGGGTATTCCTTTTGCGCTAACTCAATAATCCCCAAATTAACCAATTCCGGGACGCAACGGCGCAACGCCCTTATGTCCTCTAATGCGTCATGCGCCGGGAATGTTTCGCCGGGGAATAACTTACTATATAATTCCTCTAATTTGGGATATTTTCCCGGTCGCCCGTTTGAATACAATGCGCCGACAAACTTAATTGTTTTCATCATTGTATCAATGCGTTTACCCTTATGTAATGCGTCCTCAACATGTGCGTCGTAATATTCCCGTCCACAATAGCGCAAAACGTTTGCTTTTAACATTGAACTATCAAAGTAAATGTTGTGCGCACATACAAGCGGGGCGGCGTTGGCATCCGCTAAAAATTCGTCCACAACCTCGGCAAACGGCACGCCCTCGGCAATTGCCCGTTCGGTTGTTATACCATGAATTGCGGTTGTTTCCGGGGGTATCTCGTAATTATCGGGTTTGATAATATAACTTTTTTCCTTATCGCCCAACGACCACGCCAATTGGACGACGTGCGGGAATTGCTCAAAATCCGCATCCCATTTCAAACCCTTTGCCGGAACCCCGGTTGTTTCACAATCAAAGAAACAAACATCTTTCAAATCAATTTTTTGCATAACCTTAAATATTAAATCGTTAATTACTGTTTTCGCTCTCATTGCGGTATTTATCCCGCTTTTTTTCCAATTCCAAAACGTCCCGGTTTTCGTCTATATACTTTTGGACGTCCCGGTTACAAAACGGTTTTCCGTCCAACCAAAGCAAATGCCAATACGGTACGTTTTCCATCGGTTGCCCCTTAAATTTACCTTGCGGCATCGGGGATTTGTCGTTTAATTCCATACTAAAAAAGTCTTTTTTGCCCGTCCTCGTTGGGGGTTTGTTCAACATATTTTGCCCGTGTAATCCAAACGCACCCGCACCGCAAACACTTTATCCGGCTGTAATGCTTTGGCGTGTATTCGTGGCGGATAATCCGCCAACCCGCCAACGGGTAATTTTTCCGCTTTCCGTTACACTTGCAAAACATACCTACAACGTTCGGGGGTCGTCAATAAATGTATTGTATTCCTCGGCGGCTATCTGTTTGAGCGTTTCGATATGTTCGATTAACTCGGCGTTCGACAAATCCGCCACGGTGCGCAAATCGTGGGAATATACCCCCGTTTCCTCGTAGACCCGTTCAACGTACATAATAGGGGAAAATTCCCTCAAACGTCGTTCGGTTTGTTCCTCTGTAAGACGTTCGCCCGCCTCCCAAATTGCGTGCTTAAACGTCGGTACAACATAGTTGAAATAATACCCTTTCAAAGCCTCGGACGAACCGGGGGACGCTACAATAAACCGGGCAATAATGCGGGAACCTTTCCAACCCTTGAAAAACTCGTTTAATTCCCCCATGTACATTGCCAACCCGCCGTTATTGTTTATTGTCCCCGTTGCTGTTATTTCTCGCTTTTTCATCGGCTATTAATTTTTTCATTGTCTTATTAAACGCTGTCATTCCGATTGTATGGATAACGTCCCGTTCCGCCCGTGATAACTTCGTTTCCCGCTTATCCAATACTTTTGCAAATGCAACAACAAATTCGCCCGGCTCCAACAATCCGGCATTGTGCAACCCGTCGATTGGGTGCGCTTTCAAACGCTCGGTTGCTTTCAATGCTTTGCGGGCTTTTTCCCGACTTTCCCATATTTCCCGAACCTCGGCGGCGGCGTTGTCATAAAACAACCGCATTTTCAGAACGTCGGCAATTGACAAATCAGCCACGGCGGTTGGTTGCTCTTTTTCCGGCTCCGGTTCCGTCGTAACGGGTGCAACCTTACCGTTATTCACTCCATAACCGAACAACGCAAAATCCCCCTTTGTTGGGTCGTCCGGGAATATCTCGGCGAAACGGTCGGTTATCTCAATGGCTGTTTGCAAATCCGGCGTCCGACGTTTTACAAGCCCCAACCGCAATGCCTGTTTATGTACGTGGGTATCTAATGGAATGATTAAATTACGGGGGTCGCAAATCGTCCACAATCCAAAGTCAACCGGGGAACCGTGGCGGCACATCCAACGCAAAAACATACATAAGCGTTTGCAACCGCTTTTCGTTTCCATATCCAGCACGCCCTTAACATCGCCGAAAAGACGTTGCAATTGTTCCAACGGACGCCCGCCCGGTTGCGCTTGCAATGCCTTTTCCATGTTCTCAAACTTACTATATACGTCAAACAAGCGGGCGCAAAGGTCGTGGAAATCGGCGTATGTAAACGTTCTATAAAAATTCTCTTTACTGCCTTTGTATTGCTTCCATTCCGGGGCGGCTCCCTGCGTATCGGTTCCAACAATGTAATGATACGGCGCACCCTTGAAAATTTCCCGGTCGATAAAATCCGCCTTTTGGATTATCTGTTTGCGGGAACCCCACGCAATCCACGCCGTAACAAATGCGCTAATCTCAATATTTACCCGGCTATCGTAACGGTGCGGGATTTGCACCGGGTCGGATTGGATAAACTCGGCGGTTTCGTATTGTTCCGCCCAACGTTTCAAATTATCGTTCAATGTATATGCCATTGTTTTAGATTTTAAGGGGACGGAAAGCCCGCCCCCGGTTATTATTAGTTTTCCGTGTATTCCTCAACTACTAAATCGGTTTGTCCCCGCTTTACTTCCTCTATAAAGCCTTGAAAACCGTTTGCCTTTGCAATGTCTATAATCGCCTGCAAACGCTTTTCGCCTAAACTTTCGCCCCTCGCAATGCGGAACACCTTAACCGTCGGATTGCTTGCGATAATCAGTTTGGCGGCAACCTCCATAATTTGACTATCTGACACTTTCCCGGCAACGAACGGCACGCCGTTTAATTCTAACCCGTCGTCCGTGAACGAAAGCCCGGCAATCGGCAATTTGGACGTTGCAATAAGTGTTTCCCTTTCCTTTGCCAATGCGCCTAATTTGTCCTCAAACGTGCGGGCGGTTTTCTCGGCGGCTTCCTTTTGTTTCTTTTTTGCCATGTAATCCACAACCAACGCATTGATACGGTTGTGTTCCTCGGCTTTTTTGAGTTGTTCCGCCGTGTCTAATTGTTCCGGGTTATTGGCTTCGTATTCCTCTAACCATTTGTCGGCATTCGCTTTACGTTTCACAAACTCGGATTTGTCATTTACGATAACTTGCAACGTTTCCTTATAATCGTTTTCAATGGCTTTTTTGTTGGCTTTCGCATCTTCTTTGGCTTTTTCCAACCGGGCGTTTGCCTCGGCAATTATCCGGGCAACTTCTTTTTCCTCGGCGGCTAATTTGTCGTCGATTGCCTTAATATTACTTTTTCGGGTTTCTTCCGCCTCTTTAATTCGTCCGGGGATTGCCTCCAATTGTTCAATCCTTTGTTGCCGGGCTTGACGTACCGTTTTCGCTTTCTCAATCAACCGGGCATTTTCGTTTTGTTCTTCCATCAACGCCGTAATATCCTTTTTCTCGGCATACGTTTTGACGTCGCCGGGTTTCAATTGCTTTTCAGCGTTGGCGCAAATGGTTGTGTACGTCTTGACCTCGGCGTTGGCGTCCTTTCGTTTGTCCTTAACGGTCGTAACCTCGGCGTCAATTTCTGCAATTCGGGTGCGCACCTTTTCCGGCAACAAAGCCTTTACAACCTCAATTTGTTTGCGGCGTCCCTCGGCGGTTTCACTCCAACGGGAAAACTCCACGGCGTCAAAATCTTGGTAGCCGAAAATCTTTTGCAACATTGAAACGTTATCCGAACGCATCCCGGTTGTTTGTGATTTTATGGATAACGTCCCACGTGGGTTGGCTTTGGTAAACTTTAATTCGACTTCGTAATTTTCGCCGTCGTTACCTACTACCATTTTTGCAAATCCTTTGTCCTCTCCATTTTTCAACACGGCGTCCCGGTTCCCGGTCAACATTGCGCCGATTGCTTTTAATAGGGTTGATTTGCCTAACTCGTTGTCCCCGGTAATGAAATATACATTACCCTCAAAATCTGCGTTGAACTCTTTGATAACTTGAAAATTCAACAATTCCAATTTCTTAATATACATCGCTCTAATTGTTTATGCCGGGGTTCCCCCCGGCGGTTATTACTATTTTGTTAATCTCATTCTTTGGTGTATCATGGTTTGCACTTTATTAAGTGCATCCCGGTTGGCGTCAACCTCTAACCGGGTACAATCAGCAATAAAGTTTTCCAATCGCTTATATAGGTCGTCCAACTCTTTTGCCGTCATTGCGTGCCGCACGGCTCCCAATTCGTCCTTATCCATTTTTGCAAACTCTTTTAAGGGTTTCTAAATCCCGGCGTTTGGGTTCGTCGGCGTTCTTTGTTGCGTCAATTAACGGCATATCGTTTGTTGTTGCCGTCCATTGTTTCCCGGTAACGGGGGACGTATAAGTTACTTTATAATGTCCGTAACCGCTTGGAATAAAACTAAAATCGTAAATACTTGTTTTCGCTCTCATACTATTTTGTTTTTATAGTTACCGGGAAAACGCCCGGTCGTGTTATTATCATGCCGCAAATATACGTATAGTTTTTATATTACCAAAACTTTTATCTTTTATTTTCGGCTATTTTTTTATTTTCCGCAATAATCGCCCCAAAACAACGCATTTACCCACGCCGCCAAACTCAACTAACATATTACCGTTACGCCCTCTTATACATTTACCATCGGAACGACGAACCGCCCGGCACGGCATACGTCGCAATTCCGGGCGGGTCAATCGGTCGCCTAAATAGATATAATCCATTTCGTCCATTATCAAAACAATTTCATTTGTGTATCGGTCAATACAGCAACGACCGCATCAACTTTGCGTTCCCAACTTTCCAACGTTGCCAATTTTTCCGGGGTTGGGTTCCGTTGACAACGTCGTTGGTTGTGCCGCATCTGTTTTACCATTTCCGCCAAATCTTTTGCCGTTATTTTTTCGGGATTTTCGATTTGCGGGGCTTTTGTTTCGTCTGCCATATAAGTAACCATTTGAATAATTAAACGTCCCTACGGGCTTAAAATAAACGGTTGTGCATTTGTTGGGGCAAATTTTCCAAAACCCAACGGGGGTTATTCTGCAAAATGAACCGTCCAAAGTGCATTATTAACGTTGCGTCCGCATTCCACAACGCCGGGGTAATCTCCGGGTACAATTTCCCGGCAATATCCCGGAACCGTCGTTTGCGGTCTGCCTTTTCTTCCTTTTTCCCTTTGACCTTGATACGCAATTTAAGGTCGTTTTGCCATTTCATTGCATTAACCAAAACAAATGGTATTTCGGCGACGGTTATAATAGCTTTCAAATGTTCAAAGTTTTGCAACATCTTTTGAATGCGGTATAATTTACCCATGTTTGCCCCGGTATCGCCAACCGTTACGTCGTCCGGGCGAACACTCAATTTTTCCAAAAAGATAATCGGTGTGCAAATCTCTTTGTAATAGTTCAGAAAATCCCGTATCTCGTTAATGTCTTTAGGCATCTTAATTGCCGTTGCGTTGTGGTTGGGTCGCCAAACCACGATACCCCCGGCGGCTCCGGGGTCAATCCCAATAATACAATCTATTTTCATTAGAATAAATATTGTGTAATAGTTTTACTCTTAATTCTTTCAATTGCTTTATTATAATAATCTGTATCTAATTCACAACCAATAAATTGCAAATTCAATTTTTCTCTCTTATTAATTATATCTATTGCAATTGCAATACTTCCACTTCCTAAATGAGTATCTAAAATTTTATAACCTTTTTCGGCATTACGCATTATAAGCCATTCATATAATTCTATTGGTTTCTGTGTTGGATGTATCTTATTTTGTTCTTTCATAACACTCAACGACCATATTTTTGCAGGTTTTTGAATTGAAGACCATGCGTATTCACACATTGCCAAAGAAAAATTTTCCGGCTGTTTTTTATCCCATATATAAAAACCTTGCGACGGGGGCAAATCAAAATAATTTCCGCCCCATATTATTTGGTTTTTGCTCACTCTAAATAATTCATCAAAATATTGTTTGCTTGGTATTTCATTATCCCAATCTTTTTTCTTGTGCATTTGTCTAACCGGATTTTTACTAATCCCAATACCATACGGCGGGTCAACAATAGCCAAATCAAAATATTTATCCGAATATCTTTTCATTAAATCTAAATTATTCTCATTTGTTATCTCTATGTTATCATTTATTTTCATAATCAAATTTTAAATAATTGTAAATGTAAACTTCGTCCTTAATCATCCGGTCGAACGTCCGTTTAATCTCTTTACGCCGGGCAACCTCAAAGGCTGTATAATCAATTTCCGGGCTTTGGGTTCCTTGTTTCCGAACGTGATAAACCGTAAATTCATTAACGAACCCACGGGCGGCACGTGCCAAAAATCGGTTATACGCTTCTTTCCGGTCGTCCTCGGTTTCTTTCACTTCATCCGCTAACCCAACGCCCAACAACCAATTATAAACAAACATTTCGTCGGTTAATCCAAACACTAAACGCCCGGTATATTTATAGCGCATAAAACACATTAAACAAGTCATAACCGATTGATTGCGATAATACCGGATTTGCTCCGGGCTTAACTCCTTTTTCGGTTCCGGCAACGCTGTATATGCTTTGCCGATAACTTGGTTTTGTTTCCGGCAATATGCGTTCAATACCTTTGCGAAATAATCGGCGTTGAATTGTTGGTAATGTTTCCGTTCGGCGTTGCCGTCCCTATCCTTTGGCAAATAGTCGTCTAATTCCCCGGTAATCAGCAATTCAAACGCTAATTTAACCTCGGATAATGTTAATTGCGAATAATAGCGTTTGAGCAAATCCAACAACCGGGTACAAATATACGTCCAATCGTCCCGGTTTTCCGTGGGAATGATAAACCCCACGTCCATTGCGATAAACCGGAACATTTGCCCGGTTTTGGCAATCAACGTTTCGTCGTCAATCTCGGCAATCTGTTTTTTTGTGGACGCCACGAAAATATACTTTTCAACCGGGGTTAATGCTTTGGCAACCTCCGGTAACTCAACCATCGCCCGGCGAACGTCAATTGCTTTTGCCGTTCCGCTATAAAGCAAAACGGCGGCGGATTGTCGTTTTTCGGGCAACGTTTGTGGCAATCTGTTTGTCTTTTCGGGTAATGCTTCCATGTTAATAATCATCTTTCAAATACTCAATAGCCCCGGCAACGTTCAATCTTTGCGTTGGGGCTTTGTATTCGGGTTTCAAATGCAACTTTTTCTTTTCGACGTCCCCCCGTATGAAATTGCGGACGGTCGCCAACCAACCGTTTTTAGTTCGCTTCATATTCTTTTGGTCGCTCCAATCGCTAACCGAATGAAAGTAATAAACCAAATCGACCTTTTCAAATTCCGGGGTCGCAAACTTACTTTCAAACTCGGAATAATCCACGCCAACGCCGTTTTCAAATTTAACCATTTTGTAAACGTCGGAATTGCGGAATAACGTTTTTTTCTCCTTTGGTTCCTCAACCTTTGGTTCGTCGGGGAACAAAGACGCAAAAGCATTTTGCGGCGTATTACTTGGATTAGTATTTAGTGTATTTGAGTCTTTAGTAAGATTAGTATTTATTAATGTCGGCTTTCCCGTATCGGGTTTTTCCGTTTCGGGATTTACCGCAACCGGATTTTCCGTTTGTGGTGCATCCATAAACGGGTTTTCCGTTTGTGGTTCAAACTCTTTAATATCGCTAACCTCGTAATCACACCCGACGAACGTTCCGCCGTCGCCACGAACTTTGCAACGTTGGCAATATCCGTTCGTTATCAATTCACGTAATCCGGCGGCGGTTGCGTCCCGTCCGTCCTTTGACCTATTTTTTAAATCGGACAAATTCAATTGCCAATCCGGGGGTAAACTCATAATATACGTTATCAATCCCTTTGCTTTCCAACTCAAATTTACGTCCTGTAAATATTCGTTGCGGACGGTCGTAAAATTACCCGTCCTTTTGGTTCGTCTGATAGTATCCGCCATTATTCGCCGCCCTCCAATTTTTTAACGGGTTCCCATGCTTTACGTACTTTCAAAACATTGTCGGCACTCTCATTGGGAACCAACGACACGACGGGAAAACGGGAACGGTCGCCCGGTTTTTGCGTCGTGGCAAATTGTACATTCAAATCAAAGATAATGCCTTTGCAAAATCCCCGTTCCGCTAACATACCGTCGAACGTTTCCCGAATTTGCGGGATTGTGGACGCCGTACCCTTTGTTGCGAATTGCCAAACCCCGGCAACCCCACGAACCAAAGGAACAATAAAGTTTAGCGTTAATGTAACCTCCCAACCGTCGCAATCCGGTTGGCGGCTCTTTTTATTCGGGTAACGCTTCGTTATTGACTGCATTAAATTTGGGTACTTTTCCGTTGTCAACGTTTCGTATTTCTTTCCGTCCCATACTTGGAACGTGTCGCCATCGCCCGCCGCAATCAATCGCCCGTCGTCGTCCCGGTATTCGTAACGTTCGTTACATACTTTTGCCGGGTCGTCGTCCGGGAAAACAATTTGTATTGTTTGCGGCTTTTCGCCGTATGCTTGCGTAAATAATCCGGCATACTTTCCCGTTGGTATGAAGTAATCAACGCTTTGCGGATAACCGTTTGCGTTTTTAATACCGATTTTTATTTGACCGACACGGGGCAAAATCAAACGGGATTGTTGCGCCTCCGGTCGTTTTATTCTTCCTTTCATATCTCAATCAAATTTCGGGGTCGTCGTTCAACATCTTTTTCCTACTCTCATTTTTAGGCTTTTTAGGCTCGTTTGCGGGCTTTACTTTCTTTTCCGTGGTATTACCCCGCTTTGCGGTCGTTTTGCCCGTGGTGGCTTTCTTTTCCGCCTCCTTTGCCTTTTTGGGCGCACGTTTAACAATGGTTGTTTTCTTTGGCTCCTTTTCCGGTTCCGGTGCGTCCGCCTTGACTTTCTCGGCGGCGTCCGTGTTTTCGTCCGGGGTTGCCTCCTTTGGGGCTTTCGTTTTAATCAATTCCGCCAACGATAAGGATATTACGTTTTGCGTCAAATCGGGTGCATTATCCAATAAAACCATACCATTAACCGACGTAAACGTATTATCTTTCTTTTCGTCCTCAATGGCTGCAATTTCTAACAGATACGGGATTTTCCGTATATTGGGGCTATCCGTTTGTTCTTTCAAATTGTACGACGGACGTTTGCGCCAATCTTTCGGGCTGAAATTGAAAATACGGGTAACGGGGAATTGTTCAAAATTGACGTTCCACATATCCCGGTACATCCCTAATTGTATTTCGCTTTCCTCGTAAAATCCTTTGCGTCCGCTCTTAAAATCGACGATTGCGTTAATACGTTCGTCGCCGCCTATCTTTGCCAACATGGTACACGGGCAATCAATCATTCCGGCATACTTGTAATATGGATGCACTAAAGCAATTTCAACCGCCAACGGGCGTACGTCGTAATCTAATACGAATTGAGCAAACGCCAATACGTCCTTTTTCAAATCGTCGGCATAATATATAAAATCGTCCGGCAATCGGTAAACCTCAATATATTCTTTTAGTTTGCCTTTTAACCCGTCCAAATCATAAGCCCGGTTAATTAATAATTCCTCAAATGCGGCGTGCATAAACGTACCATACGCCGCCCGTTCGCCTTTGTATCGTTCCGCTTCCTCAATGCCTTTGTTGGCAATCCATTGTATTAAGTGCGGGGCTTTGGGTAACGTTTGGGACAATATCGTTGTAACCGACGGGAAAAACTCCGGGTTCCCGTTGTCGTCATATCGGTAATAATAGCGGTGTCCCTTACTATTCAATTGCCAAACCTTATACGGGGGTTCAATCAACGTTTTTTCATCAAAAAACATTGCCGTCATTTCCTCAACCGTCATGCCCGGCAATATCTCAAATATTCCGGTTGGTTGCTCAACCTCAACCGCTTCAAACGTGGGGATTATTTGTTGTTGTTCCTCGGTAATTTCCGGGAATTGGTCGGCGGGAACGGCTCCCAAATTTTCGACCGTTTTTTGTACCGGGTTTTCCGGTTTCTTTTTGTTCGCTCTCATTTCTTACACTTTTTTAATTCTGAAAATCCACATAATACCATTACGGCACATATACCCGCAAACATCAATTGCCACGGGTTCCAAAATGCACCAATCAGACAACCAACGCCCAACGTTCCAAACGTCGCAATAGTGGCTTTCGCTTGGAACCTATCGGAAAACATAACGTCCTCCATGCGTTCAAACCATTTTAACCCGTTATTCTTCATATCCAAACAAATAATTAGGGGTGCAATTACACATTTCGCAAATGATAACAACCCATTCCGGGCGTATCTGTTTAGTCGTACCGTTACATAAATTAGTCATATTAACTTGTTGTGCGCTTTCGGTGCGTCCCTCCCATAAACGGGCGGCAACCTCTTTTTTATAAACCTTAATCCCGGCGGTTTGCGCCCGTGCGATTGCCTCGTTTACTCTTAATTTCGTCATTTCTGCCATTTCTTTAGTCTTTTATTGTTAATAACTCGGTTCGTTACTTTCTTTGTGTCCGCAATGCGTACACGTTTTTTCCTCCCAAATTGCGGTATATTCCGGCGGGGTCAAATATCCGTCGCCTCCGGTCTGTTTATATTCCCCGTCGGTAACTTCCATTTCGCCGCCGCACTCCGGGCAATCTTCATTACCCATTAAATCCAAATCCGGGACAATGAAATATACCCGTTTCAGATACACGCCCAACGCCTCGGAAATCGCCGCATAACAATTGGCGGTTTGTTCCTCGGTTACGTCCTCGTTTATTGCATCGAAAACGGAAACGCCCCAATTGTCCGGGTCGTCCTCAATAACTTTGTTTTTGAGTAATTCCGAAACGACAATTTCGGAAACTTGTTTGGCTGTTTTCCCGCTATCGGTCGCCAATTTTTTTAATAAATCGCTCTCTTTTATTCTCATATCTTTGCCGGGTACTCCCCCGGTGGGTTTTTGTTTCTGCAAAAGTATAAATAATATTTGTATTACCAAAAATAAAACCTTTGAATATTTTATTTATTCACGTTGGACGCTTGTAATACAGATAAAAAGCACTAATTTTGTTGCACCGCATAACCTTACAACATCGCTCTCGGTTACTGCGTATTAACCCCCGGCGTTACTTCATTGCGTCGGGGGTTTCTCTTT